GATTCGGAGGGTTTATCTTTTTTCGGAATTAAAGTTCTTTTGAAAGTGACGAAAGTTGGTGGTGATGCATGGCACTGACTGTAGACGAAATAAATGTTGTATTAGGTGCGGATATTTCTGGATTTCAGAGACAGATGGGGGCAGCTAGTTCAACCATACAAGGATTAGGTGGATTTGCAGCTAAGGCGGGGACAGCCTTAACTTTAGGGGTAACAGCTCCAATACTTGCAATGGGTAAGGCATCGGTCGATGCAGCGAGCAATTTTAATCAAAGTATGGCAGATATTAGTGCATTGACTGGTTCAACAGGGACTAAGATGCAAGAATTATCTGCACTTGCTTTAAAGATGGGGCAAGATACAACGTTTTCTGCTACGGAAGCATCGGCAGGAATGCTTGAATTATTAAAATCTGGCCTTAGTGTTGAACAAGTCATGGGTGGTGGTTTAAAAGGTGCGTTGGATTTGGCTGCAGCAGGAAATATAAGTGTGGCAGAAGCTGCGATAGTTGGTTCGACGGCGTTAAATGCATTTAAAGATGATGGTCTTAGTATGTCAGATGCAGCAGATATATTAGCTGGGGCAGCAAATGCGTCGGCAGCAGATGTTGGAAGTTTAGCTTTGGGATTATCTCAAGCATCGGCAGTGGCAGCAGGAGTTGGATTAACTTTTGAAGATACTGCGACGGCGTTAGCCTTGTTTGCAAATAATGGATTAAAAGGTAGTGATGCAGGGACATCATTAAAAACTATGTTATTGAATTTACAACCAACTACTAAAGAACAAATTGCATTATTTGATAAATTAGGACTTACGACGGCAGAAGGAACAAGTGCATTTTTTGATCAACAGGGTAAATTAAAGAGTCTTTCTGAGATTGCTGGGTTGTTACAAGGATCATTAAGTGGAATGACAGATGCCCAAAAATTATCAACATTGGAAACTATATTTGGATCTGATGCAATTAGGGCAGCTAATATTGTTTTTAAAGAAGGTTCTGATGGAGTTAAGAAGTTAAAAGATCAAATGGCAAATGTATCGGCAGAAGAAGTTGCTAAGGCTAGGATGGACAGCTTCAAGGGTTCAGTAGAACAAATGAAAGGTTCTTTGGAAACTGCAGGAATTGTGATTGGTGATAAAATATTGCCGATTCTTGAAAAATTGGCTGGATTGGTGAAAGGTGTTGCGGATTGGTTCGTAAAACTTAACCCAGATGTACAGAATACTATTTTAATATTTCTTGGCGTAGCTGCAGCAATTGGGCCAGTATTATTGGTAATTGCTGGGGTATCAGCACTTATTTCTCTCTTAATACCAGTAGCAGCATTTCTTGGAACAACAATAGGGGTATTAATGGCTGCATTTTTATTAGTTCCTCTTGCGATCGCAGCAGTTATCGCTATAGGTGTTATCTTGTACAAACATTGGGATGAAATAAAAGCATTCGCTATAAAAACCTGGGGAGCAATTACTCAGTTTATAACAGGATTCCTTGTAAGCATTGGTACTTCTATTAGTGGTTTTATTGAACGGGCAAAAACTTATTTTAATGATTTTGTTGAAAGTATTAAGTATGGATTTACTCAAATACCAGTAGTCATTAATGATGCAAAAGATAAAATATGGGCGTTCATTGTAAGTATTGGAGAATTTTTTCATTCGATACCGGGATTAGTAAGCGAAACGGTTACGAGTATTGGTAAATTTTTCAGTGATGGCTGGGATAATATAATCAAGGTTGTTTCTGAATTTATCCCGAAACTAGGCACTATGATATTAGATTTTTTGGTATTTCTTGCTTATAATTTTGGATTTGGATTGGGAACTATTGTAAAATTCTTTATGGATCTACCCGGCAGAATTATAGGGGCAGTAATTGAGTTGACAACAATGGTTATTCAAGGATGGAAAAACATTATTGATTTTGTAATTGTGGAAGTGCCTAAATTAATTATGAGTATAGTGACATTCTTTAGTGAATTGCCCGGTAAAATATCTATTATATTGCAAAATCTATGGCAAGCTATATCGGATAAATGGGCAGCAGTTAGAGCGAATACAGTGGCTTGGCTTGCTATCGTTGTGAGCACAGTTATTAATTTTTTTCAAGAACTGCCCGGTAATGTATCACGCATTCTTCAAAATGTATGGCAAGCTATCTCGGATAAATGGGCAGCGGTTAAAACTAATACAGTGGCTTGGTTCAGTATTATTGTAGGACAAATTGCTTCATTCTTATCTGGTATACCGGGGACTGTCGCAAGTTATTTATCATCGGCAGTTAGTGCTGCAGCGAATGCAGCAAGAGGTATATATAATGCTGTAGTAAATACTGTTGCCCAAATACCCGGACAACTTGTAGGTATCTGGAATAGCATAATCAGCTATATATCTGGGTTATGGAATCGATTATATAGTGCAGCATTGGATATTGCTGGCGGATTTTGGAGAGGTTTTAAAGCAGGATTAGGAATTAAATCCCCTTCCTATATGGAAAAAGCGTTCATAGATATGGGGGATCAAGCACTTGAGACATTAAAGGGGATAAAAGGATTAACGCCGGGATATGCAGCAGTAGGAAGCAAAATAATGGATGCATTTCAACCACAGACTGGCGTGATGGCGACAGGGGCGGGAGGTGGTGGTGTGTCATCTTTAACAGGTGTTGCAACACAAGCACCAACATCAGAAATAGCTGAATCCCAGAATATGGGTGGAGTTCAAGTTAGTGTGGCTCAATTAGTGGTGAGGGAAGAAGCGGATGTTTTAAAAATAGCTCAACAATTATATAGATTGCAAAAAGATAGAACTAGGGGAAGGGGGACACGGTAAATGTCGATCTGTTCATTTATATATGGTGGTGTTCGATCTGAATTCAAAGGTATTGTTGTTAATGACATTCGAAGAAGTGTTCTCCCTCCTATTAATCCTAGAACTATCGATGTACCAGATAGGGATGGGATTTATTTTTTTAAGACGGATTTTAAACAGAGAATTATCGAAGTTGATATTACTTTAATCGAGACATCGAAGGAAGCACTAAGATCAAGGGTAGAAAATATTAGTATCTATTTAGATCCGAGAAATGGTGTTCAGTCATTAGTATTTGATGATGAACTTGATAGAACTTATTATGCAGTTTTGTCAAACGATACGGATTTACCTCAACTTAAAGCATGGGGGAAAACGACTTTAGTTTTCCTTGTTCCAGATGGGTTCTCATATTCGACGTTGCCAGTGATCCAAAATATTAATGCAGCACAGGATGCAATTTTTTCAAGAAGTTCAGATGCATATGAATCAGATGGTACTTTGGTTGGGCCAAATATTCCAAGATATGAAAATGGTGTTTTCGGTACGGCTATTCAGGTCGAAGAGGGAACGACAAATATGCTTACTGCAAACCAAAGTAGCGTTGAAACAAATACTGTAGGATTTACGGCGACAACAGGGACGACGATCGGACAGGAATTCACATATGCCCATGTGGGCAAGGCTGGTCTTGTTATCGTTACGCAAGGACAAGTGGTAGAGGAAGGTGTAGAGCTTACTTTTGTTGCAGCAGCAGCAGCGACAACATATACCTATAGTGTTTATCTAATTGGGAGTGGCAAGGTAAAATTGAATATTGAAGAACAGACGGGTGTCGGAGTTTTTATTACGGATACTGATTCTGCAGAAATAACCTTGTCATTCGATGAATTTGTTAGGTATTCATTAACGATTACTTCAAGTGGAACGACTGGAAGATTAGTTCCTAAGATAATAACGTCTGTTCAAAATTTTGCTCAAGTTTATGCAGATGCTTTCCAAGTTGAGGCTAAAGCATATGCTACGAGTTGGCATCTTGGTGGGGCATCAAGAGGAGATGAACTATTAAAGATTGTAACTGACACAAGATTGTTCGGGCAACAAGGAACGTTAGATTTCTTTTTTAAGAAGACTGGCCGGGCTGGGGATTTTGGAGGAATGTTTGATTGGGGAGCTTTTACGGCTGGATCTACCAAGGACAGGATCTGTATTTTGCATGGGGCATCGATTGGATCTGGCGAAGATGATGTACAGTTCAATATTGTTAATTCATGTCAAACTCAGTCGAAGACAATCACTGTTAGTTTAACAACTGATTTAGTTGTTGGACGGGAATATTATTTGGCTTGCAGATGGTATTTAGATGGGACAACTGGTGGTCAAATGATTATGACATTGGCTGATTTAATCACTAATGAAGAATTTAAGACGATTGCGAGTGCGACTATAAACCCACCGACTATGAATGCATTCAGTACGGCATATTTAGGGAGTTTAAGAGGAGGTAATTATTGGTCAAATTGTACCTATGATAGTTTTAGGATGTCAATTGTTATTAGAAGTTCATCGGATATTACTGATTCGTGGCAATTCAGAAGACCATTGATTAAAGATCCTAAAGCGTCTGTTAAATATTCATTTGCTGAAACTTTAGCTGGAACGTTGGTAACGAATTTAGGGACAGCGCCAGCAGATCCGACAATAACACTTACCTTTATTTCAGCGACAACAGATCCTATTATTACCCAATTTAAAGCAGGATCGACAGAAGTTCAGGCATTACAAGTCACTGGTTCATTTGTTTCAGGTGATCAAGTGCTTATAAATTCTGATACTAGAAAGGTTACGTATAATAGTGCAGTTATTAATGATCAAGTGACGTTAGCAAGTGAATTCCCTGTATTGACGGGGGATCATTTCTATACGTTTGCCCCCACGACTAGCACTGATATAACGGTCGCGTATACGCCGAGGTGGTTATAAATGCAAGTAAAAAAAGATTCGAATACAATCGGGATAGATTGTTCTTGTTTTAATAGCACTATTAGCTGGGGAACTGTTGCGACAGATCCGAGGAATATAAAATTTGCTTATTTAAGATGCAGTATGGGAACAAGTAATTCGGACACAAAATTTGCTAAAAATGCTGCGGGAGCAAGAGCAAATAATATTCTGGTTGGTGCGTATCATTTCCTTAGGCCAGATAACCCGGTATATTCCAGTAGTAGGGCAGAAACAGAGGCTGATAATTTTGTAGCTAAGATGCAACTTGGATTAGGTGGAGGAAATTTTGGAGATATATATCCGGTTGTAGATGTTGAAAGACCTACGACACCAGCAATAGGTAATGATCCCATAGAGACTAGGGAACTCTTGACTTATGTTCAGACATTTAGGAATAGAGTTGAACAATTAAGTGGTCGGACAGTCATGACATACGTTGGTGTAGATTATATGCAGAGTCCATGGAACAATTTTAATTACCCGACTTCGGCTGGGCCTATATCTGACATGCCGTTATGGGCAGCGTATTGGCTAAGATTGCATGTGGGATCAAGTGCTCCGCCGGATGCGGGAGGGTGGACACAGTGGAGGGTATGGCAGTATTCGGATACGGGTGTAGTTACTGGAATAACGACAGCGACGGATCTTAATTTCGGGCCGGATAATCTAAGATTTCTGCAGGATAATACTGCAGAATCAAAAGGACTTGCACCAGTTAAACAATTATATGTTTTGAATTCAAATAAAAGATTGCAAGTAGTACTGAGTAATGCCAGTGCAGCTTGCCCTTTTTATAATCCGATCCATACAGAACAGATTAACCAAGAGAATAAATTAACGTTTAGTGTTCCGGCTAACCATGCAGATGCAGCGGAAGTAATAGAGGGAAATCTTGTATTTTTCAGGGATTTTGATGATCCGACTCAGATTCAATTATTCGAAATTCTAAGGATTGAGGAAAGCCATCTAGGTAATTTATATAAAGATGTGGTATGCCAGCATAAGGTCTTTGAGTTGGTCGATGATTGGATCGATAGTTTGACGTTGACAGATGTGACATGTGGATCAGCTTTGAATTCCATTCTTACGGGAACTAGATGGATTGTGGGGGCTGTAGAACCTACTGGCACTCACACATTTCGATTTTTCCGCACTACAGTTATGGAGGCATTAAGAAGAATCGTAACGACATGTGATGGTGAGTGGAAATTTAGAGTTGAATTTGTGGGATCAGATATCACGGCACAATATATCGATATCGTGAATCAGCGTGGGGAAGATCGTGGAAGACGTTTCGAGTATAGTCGGGATATAAAGAGCATTAGGAGAATGATCGATAATTCAAGATTAGTTACTAAGGCGTTTGGATATGGCGGATCGACATTGATTACATTTTCTACAGTCTTATGGACGACTGCAGGGGGAGATCCGGCGGATAAACCAGTGGGGCAATTATATGTCGAAGATAAACTTGCTACGAGTCAATATGGTAGGTATCGGGGATCGACTAATATATTACCAGTCGAGAATTCATTTACCTCAACAACCTCTAATAAGATAACATTGCTAGAACAGACATGGGATTATATTCAGGATAATAATTTTTCAAGGACGACATATGAATTAGAGGTCGCGGACTTGGAAATTATCGCTGGAAGCGCTCATCAGAAGGTTAGACTTGGCGATACCGTGAAGGTAATTGATACTTTATTTCAACCAGTTTTAAGATCATCGGCGCGTATATATGAAATGGATCGTTATTTAAGTGAACCTGAGAAAAATCATGTGGTTATTAGTAGCCTCCCATTGATCTTAATAGCTGATTCATGAGTTATATTAGAAAATGATCAGAGGTGATTGTCAAAAATGACTGCTTTTTTACCTCCCCAAAATCATCGTAATGCTTCGGAAGCGATATATAAAGGTCAATTAAATAGGGATGCATCAAGGAAAGGCCCGCAATATTCAGTATTTGGGGATACGATTACCGGAGTAAAAGAAGATGAAGTGACTGTTTCTTTTCAGGTTGGAGTATCTACGTTTGATACAATCACGACAGTTAGTGGTGGGGGAGCAGTGACGAGTGTACTACCACAGGCACAAATTGCTAGTGGTATTGCTGCAGTAGGAACGGCACAACTTCAATCTGTTCAGTCGGTAAAATATAGAGCGGGGAGGGAAGGTTATTCTTTCTTCACTGGTGAGTTTACGACGCAAGCCGGAGGGGTTTTAGGGATAGCTGATTCCAATCAACAAATAGGTTTATTCGATTCTCAGAATGGAATTTATGTGGGATTTACAGGAGTAGATTTTTGTATAGCAAAAAGAAAGGAAGCAGTAGACACAGTTATTACCAGATCTAATTTTAATCGAGACAAGTTGGATGGAACTGGATATAGTGGATTTACTGCAGACTTTTCAAAGAATAATGTTTTCAAGGTTTCATTTGGATATCTTGGTGCTGCACCTATAGTCTATGAAATTTTACGACAGGATGGGGTATGGATACCATTTCATGTAATTGAGTATCCAAATAGTTCAACGAATACCCATATTTCTAATCCTGTATTGCCTGTGACATGTAGGGTTGAGAAGACAGCAGGGGCAACTAATGTAATGATAAGGACTTCTAGTTGGAGTGCGGGAACTATAACAGGAGATACTTCACAGCAAATATCTAGTCGGCCTTTTGCATTCTCAAATACTAAAGCAATCTCTGCGGGAGTACGCGCCAACATCTTTACATTAAAATGTTCGACTACTTTCGGAGGTCTTACGAATCGAATTCCATTTCAACCAGTATTTATTTCAGTATCAGCAGATGGAACTAAAAACGTAGATATTCGAGTTCTTAAAAATGCAACAATAAATGGAACTAGTTTCCATAGTATAGATGCTAATAGTGTGGTGAGTTATGATATCGCAGCGACGAGTGTCAGTGGTGGCACTTTGACATTTCCTATTAAGTTAGGCAAGAGTGATAGTCAAAGTATTAATACGGCTGAATTTCGTATGTTGTCGTTACCGGGGGAAACCCTTACCTTTTCAGCATTATCATCGGGGGCTAGTGCGATCGGAATTGGATGTCGATGGTTAGATAAATTTTAAAAGAGAAGGAGGTTTTTTAAATGCCTTTTATTCCACCAGCGCCAGCGAATCATCGAAATAGTGGTGTGTTAATAGCATCAACTAGTTTGACCGTGAATATTGCAGATTTATTGAATGAAAGCTGGGGTACTGCAACTAAAATTGGAAGTGTCACGGTAGGTTCGACATATTCAACGGAACTTAAAGTTGGAACGACTGGACTCAATGGAAGACATACTTTGTTCGTTACGAATGATTCTTCGAAATTGCTTTATATCAAAAACACAACTACATTAAGTTCCTCAGATGGTATATTATTGAATTCAGGAGTGGCATGCAATATTAAATTGGATTCGACATTAAACAAGAAAATTTATGCTATTACTTTTGAAGGTACTGCTGTGGTTAAGGTAACTGAAATAAAGAGTTAGGGATGGGAGGATGATTTTATGAGCATTGATCTAGTTCCATTCAGGGAAACTCCGTATAATCTTCAATTCGTATTTGCGGGTAAAATGTTTGAGTGGTCATATAATTCAAGTTTTGCTGCAGGAAATACAGATTGGCAATTAAAAACTCCGCAAAATAAAACATTGCATTTAACGAATAGGACGATGTTGACATCAAGTACATCATTAGAATTTCAGCTATGGGAAAGCCCGATAGTTGCAGTTCAGGGAACGTCTGCACTTTCTATCTTTAATGTTAGCAGGGTTTCTGTTAGTACGTCAGGAACAAAGATATATACCAACCCTACGATTGGAGGATTGGGAACAAATATTGAAGATATTTTTTTAATTGCAGGAGATGCATATATACAAAAAACGCCTGAAATAATTTTGAAAAGTGACACCGATTATCATATCAGAGTTATTAATACTGGTGCTGGAAATAGAACTTTAAATTTTCAATTCGTATGGTATGAACCTAGTAATTAAATGATTTAAGGAGGTGATCTTTTCAGAAATGCCACATGCTTCATTTGATCTAATTCCGTTCAGGGAGACTCCTTATAATTTGCAGTTTATTTTTGCGGGTAAAATGTTTCAATGGCAAGTTGATCAGACATTCCCGACTAGTTTTACGAATATGCAGATCAAAACAAGTACTGGAACTCAAATTATTCATTTCATAAGTAGGACGATACAAACTGCTAGCACAGGATTGTACTTCACATTTTCAGAATTGGGAATTAAAGCAAATGGAACAACATTTGGAGTCATAGCTAATGTTAATAGAGATTCTACTCATTCGCAGACAGCATCAATTATGGTTAATCCAACAACATCTACTGGTGGGGCAACTGCTCCTGTGATTCTGGAATCGGTAAGATTAGTAGCGGATACAGAATATAATCAGATTTCACCAGAATTAATTTTGAAATCTAATTCCAATTATCTAATGAGGGTTAATAATACCGGGGTTGCAGCATCGGATGCTAACTTTTCTTTTGTATGGTATGAATCAAATAATTAATATGGGGGGTTTTCCATGGAGGATTTTAATATAAATGAATTAATACCGTTCAGGGAAACTCCATATAATCTACAATTTTTATTTGGAGGGTTATTATTTAGAACTGTGGCAGCGATCGATGTGCTTGCAGGAGTTACGAGAAATTTTAGGGTCACAAAAACAACAGCACGACATATTCATTTAATAAGTCGTTATTTTCAAGTCAATGGTGTTGGCATGGCCTTAAATTTTTATGAGGGTTCGACATTTAATGCTGGTGGAACAACTGGTATTTCGCGAACAAATTGTAATAGGACATCCACAAAGACATCGATTGTTACGATCGTTACTGATGCAGTTATCAACACAACGGGAACGTTATTGGAATCTGTTACATTAATTCCGAGTCTTAAATGGAATCAGCAAAGTCACGAACTAATCTTGAAAAATGGTACGGATTATTTATTTACGTTGACAAATTCTTCTGGTGTAGGTCTTAGGGTTACGATGAATTGGATCTGGTACGAGGCAAGTAATTAAAATTAAATAGGGGAGGTTTTTGAACAATGGCAAATACAGTGTATAACAGATTCAAAAAGTTCGCAGTTTCTTCGTCTAGTGGTCAATTGAAGCACATTAATCTACTCACAGATACAATCAAAGTTGCATTAGTATCAAGTGCTTATTCGGTCAATCCAGATCATAATACTTTTGCATTTGGAACGACAACTGACCCAGAATCTTATGAATTAAATGGTACGGGTTATGATAATGGAATCGGTGCATCAACGGGAAGGAAGACTTTAGCATCTAAAACAATGACTCAAGATGACGTTAATAACAGAGCGGTATTTACCGCAGCGAATATAACATGGACAGCAATTAATGCGGGGACGGCTGGATCTGCTATTTTGATTCGAGAAGGTGGAGCAGGGACGACTACGAGTGATACGGGTACTACTTTGATTTGCTTTATTGATAGTGGATTCCCGGTGGTCACTAATGGGGGCGATCTAACTGTTCAGTGGAGCACGGCTGGAATTATTGACCTAACTTAGGAATTAATTCCATAAAATAAATTATTTCATAGCATCGTAACCCATGAGTAATCATGGGTTTTTTTATCTTTGAGGAAAGGAGGAAAAACAATTGGCAGACATTTTCCCTACACCAGCGATTATTGCAACTTCGGTTTCCAGTCCTGAGATAATCGTCCCGCCATATGTATTTAAGGGATATAAATTTAATGGAACAAGTCAATCTATAACAGTGACAGATAATGCTGCACTAAGACCAGCAAGCTTTGTTACGCTAGAATGTCGTATGAAATTGACCGTCGCATTAGCAAGTCAACCGCAAGCCTTTTTGTTCATGGTTCAGAGAACGTCTGGGACTCAAGGTTATACTTTGTATATAGATAGAGCAGCGAATGCTTTGGTTATGCAATTATTCACAGGTGCGGGAACTAACCGTTTTGTCACATTTGGAAGTCTTTCTTCAAGCGTTACCTTAACGGAATGGCATCATTATGCTGGGCAATATGATGGGGATAAAGTAAACCTCTATGTAGATGGTGTAAAAGTTGCAGCAAGTGCGAGTTTCGGAGCAGTTACTATTAATTATATTGCTGGTACAGATCTTACTATTGCATCACAAGGAGCAAGTAGATGGGTTCAGGGATATTTTGATGATGTTAGAGTTTGGTCAACGAATAGAACGACACAACAGATTTATGACAATCGGCTTGCTGAAATAAATAACCCGGTAGAACCGGGATTAGTTGCCTATTGGAAACTCAATGAAGATAGTGGGACTGTTGCTGATGATTTTATTTCGACTAATGATGGTACTTTAATCAATACACCTACAAGGCAAATATATATTTTCAAGGAACTTGCAGAGATAATTAACTTTTCAGCTAATGGAATCACTAGGGCAGTTTCGGTAAGCCCGGGAATAATTAATTTCACGGCTAATGGAGTTACGCTTGTTAAGGGTGCTGTGACAGTGACAACAACGCCAGCCGTGGCGAATTTCTCAGCTCAAATACCAGTATTAGAATTAATCCAGCACATGACGGCAAGTGTGATTAATTTTATTGTTGCAGCAGAAACGATACACCTAACCCAGCATGCAACTCCTAGTGTGATTACTTTATCATTACCACCACCAGTAATATTATTAACGATTCATCCTACGCCAGCAGTGGCGACGTTCTCAGCAAATGGGTTAGATACTTTATTGACTATCTACCCTATGCCAGCAGTGGCAATATTCTCTGCGAATGGAGTCAAAGCTAACTTCACGATCCACCCTACGCCAGCAGTGGCAACATTCTCTGCAAATGGGATCGTTGTAAATTACATTTTATATCCTACGCCAGCGGTGGCAACGTTCTCTGCGAATGGAGTCAAAGCTAACTTCATAGTTTACCCGACACCAGCAGTGGCGACGTTCTCTGCAAATGGGATTATTCCTTTGATAACGATCCACCCTACGCCAGCAGTGGCGACGTTCTCAGCAAATGGAATTGTTGTGGACTATGTTTTATATCCTGACCCATGTGTAATAGTGTTCACGGCACATGGAACAAATTTAATAAAGCCAATGTCGGTAGTGCTTACGTTTAGTGTACCAAGTCCTACGATGATCAATTCGAGAGTTAGGGTTCAATTTGGTGTTAAGATTTTCAATACTATAAATCACCGTGTTATTGTAGAATGAAGATGAGGTGATGATTAAATGAAGGTCGACGATGTAGGAACGATATTAATCTTTACGGTTACTAACCCATCGGATCAAGTAGTGGATCTTACGACTGCGACGACAGCTACATTATGCATTGATACTGGACATGTAAAATCATCTCATGTGATGAATTTCTACAATACGACTGGTGGCCAAGTTTCTTATATAATTGTTGC